TGGACAGATTGGTGGTAATTTAGAAGTTACTGGTAATGTTATTGTTGGTGATGACGTATATGTTGCTGGTAAACTATACAGCAATGATATCACTGCCGCTGCCGTTACTGTTGATGGCGACGCTACAATCACTGGTAATTTGTTTGTACAAGGTACAACTACAACAGTTAACAGTAGTACCGTATCCGTTGGTGATTTAAATCTTACTTTAGCCAAAGATTCTACCACTGCCGGCGCATCAACTGGCGCTGGTATCACTGTACTTGGCCCAACTACACCTGCTACTTTTACATACAATGGCGTAAACGATAGTTGGAATTTAAACAAAGATACAAATATTACCGGAACTTTAACAGTTTCTGGAACGCAGACGTATACAGGCGATGCTTCGTATTCTGGTATAGTAAATGCCAATGGTGGTATTGCTGTTGACACTAGTAAATTTACCGTTGCCGACGGTACTGGTAATACCTATATTGACGGCACATTGCAAGTCAATGGCGACACAACACTAACTGGTCAATTAACTGCCAATGGTGGTATTACCGCAGACGGTGGCGTATTTACAGTAGCTGATACTACTGGTAGTATCCACACCAGTGGAGACTTAGACGTTGATGGCAACGCTACAATTAATACAAACTTAACAGTTGACGGTGCTCTTACTGTATCAAACGGTGACACTGATACAAAAGGTATTCGTTTCGTGGCCAACCCAGGCGGTGGCGCTGGCGATAATGCATACATTCGGTATTTTGACTACGGCACAAGCGGAGATAAAACAGTCCTGGAACTTAGTGTAACCAATGATGGCTGGGGTAGTAACCAAGACAGCATTAACTTTGTTGCACCGGGCGGTGTCGGAGTTGGACGCCGTACATTAACTAATGGGTATGCTTTTGATGTAAACGGTGCTACACAACTTGACGGCCAAGTAGACATTACTGGAGCCGCAACAATCACTGGACTATTAACTGCCAATGGCGGTATTACCGCAGACGGTGGTGTATTTACAGTTGAGGATGCAACAGGCAACGTACACATTGGCGGTATATTAGATGTTGATGGTGCTGTTAACTTTGATTCAACATTGAATGTCACTGGTGCTACAATCCTGTCAAGCACACTAGCAGTTACAAGTACATCTGCATTAAACGGAATGGTAACAGCATCCGCTGGTATCAAAGACAGTACATTAACTTCTGGTAGAATTACATTTGCTGGTGCAGACGGGCGTTTATCTGACAGTACTGATTTAACTTGGAATGGTGCAACGCTTGCCGTAACTGGTAGCCAGACAATATCTGGCAATTTAGCTGTAACTGGCCACCAAACAATTGGCGCCACGCTAATAGTAACCGGTGAAACTACACTAAACGACAAGTTAAATGTTGCCGGCAACGTTGACGTTGGCTCTGGTAAGTTTACAATCAACTCTGCTAACGGTAACACATACACCGCAGGCGACATTACCATTGCTGGTAATTTAAATGCTGCCGGATTGACTGCTAGTAGCTTGAACGGTGCACCGATTGGTAACACCAGTGCTAGTACTGGTAACTTCACAGACTTAAAAACCATCAACGTTGTAACTCACCAAGTCGCATACGCTGGTACAGGTAATGTGATAGTTGGTAATCCAGGATTTGAGTATACAACAACTGGTAACATTTTAACCGTACAAAACGTTACAATTGAAAACGATTTAAACGTTGGCAACGACTTTAACATTGCCACCAACAAGTTTACAGTTGATGGTGCCAATGGTAACACTGGTATTGACGGAACATTAGATGCTAAGGGCAACTTTGCAATTAACAGCAATAAGTTTACTGTTGCGGCCAGCAGTGGTAACACCGCAGTAGCCGGAACATTGGATTCCGCAGGTAACTTTACTGTAAACACCAACAAACTTACAGTTGTTGCTAGCAGTGGTAACGTTTCTACAGTTGGTACGCTGGGAGTTCAAGGAGCAACAACGCTTTCAAATACTCTTGACGTTTCTGGTGCAGCCAGTTTTGCCGAAGTAGTCACAATGACCAAATCTGGCGCAGGTGGCACATTAACACTGGGCGATTATGCGACTGGTGCATTGCGTGTAACCAAAGACGTTAGCGTTGATGGTGATATGCAAGTACACGGTGTTCTTTACAAAGCCGGATACGAAGTAATTAACACAGTCGACACAATTGATGGCGGCACTTTCTAATTAAACTAAATATATTAGAAGTTTAGTTTAAACATAGTACAAACTGGTAGACTTCAAACTCTACCAGTTTTTGTTTATGTGCCCTGCTATATAGCAGTCAGTTAAAGGGTGCCAAATGGCAAATACGATTCGAATTAAAAGATCAGCTGTTCCGGGCAAGGTTCCGTTAGCGGTTGACCTAGTAGTAGGTGAGTTGGCGGTTAATACAGCCGATGCAACTCTATATACAAAACACTCAGATGGAAATGTCATTTCCATTGTCTCTTCCGGCATTTACAACACCAGGGTTACAGCGAATACCACAGCAACATTAGTTGACACGGTATCAACTACCGGTAATATTGCAGTTCGTTGGTCAATTACAGCCAAAGATAACATAAACAATACAGTAAAAAGCAGTGCTATAAATTCGGTCAACGATGGAACTAACATATACCTTAACGAGTATGGCGTGTTAACCAGCAACTCTCAAGTTGAAGTTGCTACGTTTACTAGTAATATCAGTTCTGGTAACATTCGTTTATGGGCAACAGGTGACAGCGCCAATGTAACTGTTATCGTACAGCGCATCACTCAATAGATTTAATTTAACCGCTACCAACACAGGTTGTAAATATTGTAGCAAAATGCTATAATAACAATCTATGAACATTGGTATAATCGATATTATAGGTATACCCTACGATGGGTCTACCGTATTTAAACAGGGTCTGGGCGGATCCGAAAGTGCAGTAACACTAATGGGTCGCGAACTAGCGGCTCTGGGATTCAACGTAACTGTTTTTAATACCTGCAACATTGATCACGCTAGTCCCGGTATATATGATGGTGTAAGATATAGACCATTAACGGACTTGTCGCAAGAACACGAATTTGATGTTGTAATTTCCAGTCGCACTGTTATTCCTTTTACGGATCCAAATGATTACAGTCGCCTGGGCGACAATCGTTGCTGGCCATTTAAAGACTACAATCTATATGATCGTATTCTGGTTAACGCAAAAATGCGTATCCTTTGGATGCACGATACGTTTTGTTTAGGTGATACATTAATTGAAGAATTGGCAGTGGCCAATCGTATCACTGATATTTTTACTCTTAGCGACTTTCATCAAACATATATCACCAATTGCGATCACGGCCGTCGTAGAAACTTTGAAGTACTTAAACCTCGGGTGTTTATGACACGCAATGGTGCTAGGATTTATCACAAGGAAGTAGACGTATCGGCTAAAGATAAAAATCTATTTGTATTCAATGCCAGTGTTACCAAAGGTATGGTACCATTGGTTGAACAAGTTTGGCCACACGTTAAACGACATATACCCGAGGCTAGATTGAAAGTCATTGGTGGCTTTTACAGGTTTAGCAAAAACTCTAACCCAGACGAACAGGAAGTCAAGTGGCACGAAATGGCCAATGACCCAAAGAATGCCGCATTGGATATTGAGTTCACTGGTGTAATCACACAAAAAGAAATTGCAGACATTTTAGTTCAAGCAAACTTTATGTTGTACCCAGCAATCTTTCCAGAGACATTTGGCATTAGCAGTTTAGAAAGTCTTTGCTACAATACTCCTATTGTTACCTGCAGATTTGGCGCACTGGAAGAAATAGCAGTCAACGATGCTTGTTACATCATTGACTATCCGGTGGCACCTAACAGCCTTTTTACTAACATTGATGTACCACACCAAATTGAACAGTTTGTAAAAACTACAGTAGAAGCATATCGCAACCCTTACCTACATCAGCAGAAGCAATACTATTGCAACATTGTAAAAGATGTGTCGGGCTGGGACAGTGTGGCAATGCAGTGGAAGCAACACATCTTTCGCAAAACAGGCAACTATCTAAGTAGAGATGAGTACAGGCTTGCAACCAAAATCAATCATAGAATACACAAAGTATTTGGCCGCAGATTTACAAATCCAGTAGAAATGGAAACGCATCGTGTTGGCAACGAACAACCTATTGTGGTTGTTAGCACGTTTTACAATTGTAAAGATTATATTGGTCGTTGTATTGAAAGTATTGCCACACAGGATTATACAAACTACAAAGTATATCTAGTTGATGATGCCAGCACAGACGGTACGCTACAGTTAGTGGAACAACTACTTGAAGACTTGCCCGCAGATACTCGCAGTAAATTTGAGTTAGTACCCAATGGTGTTAATATGGGTGCAGTTTACAATCAGGTTTCGATCTTTAGACAAATATCAGATCCTGAAGCTATTGTAATGATCATCGACGGTGACGATAGCCTAGTCAATGACAACAGTATTTTTGCCTATTACAATGCCATATACGATGGTACCACAGAATTTACCTATGGTAGTTGCTGGTCTATGGCGGACAATATTCCGCTAATTAGTCAACCTTATCCGGACAATGTTAAACAAGCTGGCACGTACAGACAGCATCATTTTAATTGGATACTACCTTATACACATTTGCGTACATTTAAAGCTAGGTTAATTGACGAAATTCCAGACAGCAACTTCCAAGATGAAAACGGGCAATGGTTTAAGGCTGGTGGAGATGGTAGCACCTTTTACAGTTTAATTGAAGCGGCAGATCCTGCCCAGGTTAAATGCTTACCGGATGTTGTTTACAACTACAACGATACCAATCCATTGAATGATTACAAAGTCAATGGTGACGAACAAAATAAAACTGCTAGAAAAATAGTAGGAAAACCAATGAACAATACTCCTAAAAAAAAGATCCTAATAGCTATTCCAACAGCTAAAAATATAGAAGTTCAAACTTTTAAAAGCATCTACGATTTAATTGTGCCCGAAGGATATGAAACAGAATTTCAATACTTTTATGGCTACAACATTGATCAAGTACGTAATTTAATTGGCAGTTGGGTAGTCAACGGCTACGACTACTTGTTTAGTGTGGACAGCGATATTGCATTTGAAACCGACACATTGGTCCGACTGTTAAATCACAATGTGGATATGGTTTCGGGTCTGTACATACAACGAAAACCGGGGCAACATATATTAGAAATTTACAAAAGAACTGACAATGGCGGAACTACAAATATGCCTTACGCAGAACTCAAAGGCCGTGGCCTAGTAGAAATTGCAGGCTGCGGATTTGGGTGTGTACTGGTTAAAAAGGAAGTTTTCCAAGCAATTGGATATCCTTGGTTTAAGTATCATAGCGCATTAAGTCACGAACAAACCATTAGCGAAGATACCGATTTTTGTTTAAAAGCCCGAAGTAAAGGTTTTAAAATTTATGCCGATAGTGGACTACAATGTAGACACATTGGTAATACCGAATTTGTAATAGACAATAATATTCCGGCAGTAGAAACAGAACCAGCAATACATACAAGATTACGCGATCTAGGATCTCAGAGATTAATTCCTCAGAATCACGTCGAATACCTAGCAAAACTTAAAGAAACTGGCGTTAATCCCGGCGTTATCTACGACATAGGCGCCTGTGTATTGCACTGGACCAACGAAGCACAACGCATATGGCCTGATGCTGAATACGTTGCATTTGAAGCAATGAGTGCCAGCGAGTTTTTATTCAAAGAACGAGGTTTGAACTATAACATTGGCGTACTCAGCGACTTTGATGGTAAACAAGTTGAGTTTTACTGCAACGAATACCATCCAGGCGGTAACAGTTACTATAAAGAAAATGAAGTAGTAAATCCGGATACTGTTAACTACTTTGGAGATTTTAATAAACGTGAGTTGAAGGCGCGGACTTTAGATTCGGTAGTGGCCCAACGTGGCTTTCCGGCACCCGATTTTATTAAAATGGACGTACAAGGCGCAGAGCTTGATGTACTCAAAGGTGCAGAAACAGTTTTAAAAACTGTACAGCACGTAATTCTCGAGTGTCAAAGCGTGGAGTACAACAAAGGTGCGCCTATGTTTGACGCTGTTATAGCCTATATGGACAGTATAGGATTCAATTGCCTAGGACAGTTTAGCAACAACGGTCCGGACGGCGATTACTTTTTTTCAAGACGCTGACCAAAAATCATTCATTTCTCTTCTGCGCTAAATACATTATTATATCAATTTGATAATTGAGCCAGAAGGGATAATGGAACTATGGCTGACCAAAACTTTAAGGTTAAGCACGGCCTAAGCGTAGGGCCTTTTTCTGTTGACGCAAATGTTGGAAATGTTACCACGACAGGTAACATCGTCACATCGGGTGTTTACACAGATCGGTATTTTTACGCCAACGGAACACCATACATAAACACCGGGTACACTGGTAGTATTGGTTTTACTGGTAGCCAAGGCGCCACAGGTGTTGACGGTTATGCTGGATCTGTTGGTGCAACAGGCCCAATTGGCTACACAGGTAGCCAAGGTGCAACAGGCCCTCAGGGCGTAAACATAACTTTCAAAGGATCCGTTCCTACTGTAGGCGATTTGCCGTCGTCTGACAATTCAGTAAACGACTCTCATATTGTTGACGCCGACGGTAATTTATACGTATGGAACGGCAGTACCTGGAGTGACGTAGGTCAAATTGTTGGTCCTACTGGCCCAATTGGTTGGACCGGTAGCTTTGGTGCTACAGGTGCTACAGGTATTATAGGTTACACAGGTAGCGAAGGTGTAGGCTATACAGGTAGTCAGGGTGATATTGGATACACTGGATCATTTGGTGCTACAGGCGCTACGGGCCCTATAGGTTACACTGGATCATTTGGTGCAACCGGTATCACTGGCCCGGATGGTGCAACAGGACCCGTTGGTGCCAGCGGTGCAAGCGGATTAGATGGTGCAACTGGTGCAACTGGCGTACAAGGTAACCTTGGTTACACAGGTAGCGCAGGTGCCGGCTTCACTGGTAGTCAAGGTACCCAGGGTTATACAGGTAGTGCTGGTGTTGGCTACACAGGTAGCGGTGGCACATTCCAAGAAACACTAGTTTTCACTACCAGCGGAACTTATAGAACATTAACGGGCGTGTATGAAGATGGTGTTACTAAAACAGTACGCAGTGCAGATTTTAACAACAACACACTAAGAATTACTCTAGCTACATTTACTCCGACTATTTCTGCTACAGGACTGGCAAGTAATAGTTTAAGCTGGGACGTTCCGGCTACTGGATTTACTGTTACGGTAGACAATCCAGTGGATTTTACGTCAGAATACGTTAGCGCAGTTGACAGTATTGCCGCTACCACAGGAACAATTACTTCGTTGGCATCATTTACAGCAGCCGCTAAATCGGCAACTCCCGCAGGCGGTGTAGATTGGACACAATCGTTTACTACAAATGGTTCTTCGTATCTTCGTCCAACATCTAGTACTATTGCTGGTGGCTCGGTGGCAGCACAGGTACAGTTTTTGTATTACAATGGGTCGTCAACGGCCACCTACACAACGTCGAATGCTTCAATTAGTATGTCTTGGGCAACACCCACAATGGGTTTATCATTGGGTAGCTTAACAGGACAAACATTCTTAGGTAGCTATAGCTCAACTTCGTACACAACTTCTGTTACTGGAATGAGCAGTTCGTCAAATTACAACCATAGTATCAGTGCCACAGGCGGAACTGCAAGTAGTGCCACTGGGTCGGGAACCTTTACTTTTACTGCACCGGTACACAAAGATAATACTGCAACTGCCAGAACAGTAACAAATACAACAACGTTTACTCGTCCAGTTGGAGTAACAGGAACACAATATACAGCTACACTAAATTCAACAACAGCAAATCCTTCGGCTAGCTTTACATATCCTAGTTTCTGGTTATTCACATCTAGCACATCATCTGCACCAACAAGGGCAGATATTATTGATGGATTTGGATTTGATGGCGTAGTTACTGTGCTTGGGGATCAAGTAAAAGCACTTGCCGGATCAATTATAAACAGCGCCGCTGGCCCACAAGCTCTATGGCTTGGAGTGCGAACCAGTGCTAGTCAACCAACTACATTCAAAACTGGTGCCAGTGCCTCGCTACTAAGCGATGTTTCTGTCACTACAGGTAATACAGTTAATTTAGAGCCTGATAGTCCATTATCAGGCTACAGCCCTGTGTCTTATACACTATATGGTATAACATTACAATCAGGGTCGACATACGTAAGCATAGGATAATATAATGGCAAGTGATTATTCAGGTCTAACGCGAAATACTTGGCCGGGTACGTGGAGCCCAAATTCCACGCATCCTATTGCCTTGGACACAGAACTAAGGGGAACCCTACAAAGTATTTCGGGTGGTGTAGGCGATAGATTAACTGATATCTCAGGCGCAAGATTAACCGAGGGTATGATCGTTTATGTTAAAACTGGTTATACTGCTGGTGGTACAACTAGAACAGGCGATACATATTATAGCTATAAGTTAGCTGGCGGTCAGAGTCGCGACTCTGGTGGCGCAATGCCCAATGCAGAAAGCAATTGGACTCAGATTAACCTGGCAGGACAAACGGGATCGCAAGGCCCAGTGGGGTATGCAGGTAGTGCTGGACCAACTGGTGCTCCGGGTCCAACTGGTGCTCAAGGCCCTGCGGGCTATGCAGGTAGTGTTGGCGATATAGGTGCAACTGGTGTCACTGGGTATACTGGATCGGCCGGAGCAACAGGACCACAAGGTAACACTGGATCAACAGGTCCTCAGGGCAATACTGGTGCAACCGGACTTGGATTCCGCATTGCCAAAACATACACAAGTGTAGCTTTATTAACTGCTGACACTAGTCCAACTGGCATTCTTGTTGGCGAATTTGCCCTGATTAATACAGGTAACGTCGAAGATGCGGATGACTCCAAGCTATACCTATGGAGCGGTAGTGCGTATACTTACGTAACTGATTTATCTGGTGCGGCTGGTATTACTGGACCACAAGGTGCTAGTGGTATAACCGGCGACACAGGTGCCAGTGGACCGCAAGGCGCAACAGGTGTAGTAGGATACACTGGGTCACTTGGTGCCACAGGTGTAATTGGATACACGGGTAGTCTTGGCGACACTGGTGCGACTGGTCCACAAGGAGATACCGGAGCCACTGGGCCACAAGGCGCAACAGGTGTTATAGGTTATACTGGGTCACTTGGTGCTACAGGTATAACAGGCGATGCCGGCGCAACAGGTGTTATAGGTTATACTGGATCAGTTGGAGCAACTGGACCACAGGGCGATGCTGGATACACAGGTAGCTTTGGTGCAAGCGGTGCAACAGGACCAGTAGGATACACTGGTAGCATTGGAACATTTAGCGGCACAACACCAGACCAGATAATTACTTCAAATACCACAGCAAGTACTAGCACAATAACAGGTGCCTTGCAAGTTGCAGGTGGTGCTGGTATTGTTGGCGATTTATATGTAGGTGGCAACGTGTACAGCGTGAGTGGCACACCTTTAAGAAACAGTCAAATTACAATCAATGACGCACCACCGGGCAGTGCAGTCGTGGGAGATATATGGTACGACTCAACTTCGGGCGCATCGTATCAGTATATAACCGACGGGACCAGCAGTTTCTGGATCCAGTTTGGTAGCAGTTTTTAATTAATAGAATATTATGGCAACATTTACATTTCCAGTTAATCCACAAATAGGCAATACCTATACCGTAGGTACTAGGACCTATCGTTGGAGTGGTGTAGCCTGGGCAGTTGTACCCGGGGCACTAACCGCTGCCAACGTTACAGCTAACTCGGCAACTATTTCTGGAAATATAACCAGCGGCAATATTTCAACCGGTGCAATGACTGCCAACTCGGCAACTATCAGTGGAAACGTAACCACTGGTAATGTATCAACGGGCACGGTAACTGCTAACTCAGCTAGCATTTCTGGATCCGCAACTATTACTGGAAACGTAACTACAGGCAACGTATCGACCGGCGCAGTAAGTGCAAATTCGGCAACCATTACCGGAAATGTAACCACTGGCAATATTTCATCTGGTACAGTAACTGCCAACTCGGCTAGCATTTCTGGAAATATCACCACAGGAAATATAACCTCTGGTGCAGTTTACTCTGATAACATTTTTTATGCAAACGGATCTCCGTTTGTGGGCTACACAGGTAGCCAGGGCAACGTTGGTTATGTGGGCAGTAAAGGCGATGCCGGAACTGGATTCCGTATTGCTAAGTCATATACCAGTGTAGCATTATTACAAGCAGATACCGCGCCCACAGGAATATTAACTGGCGAGTTTGCGTTAATCAACACAGGCAACGTTGAGGACGCAGATAACTCCAGGTTATATCTATGGAATGGTACAGCATATCAGTATACTAACGATTTATCTGGTGCCGCTGGTATTACTGGTGCTAAAGGCGATACCGGATATGTAGGAAGCCAAGGGGCAACCGGTCCTGCAGGAGCAGATGGCGCAACAGGGCCACAAGGCGCAACAGGGCCACAAGGCGCAACTGGCCCACAAGGGGATGTTGGCGCAACTGGTGTTACAGGGGCAACTGGAACGCCAGGCGATACAGGGGCAACTGGCCCACAGGGCAATATTGGTAATACTGGAGCAACCGGTATACAGGGCAACATTGGTGATACAGGAGCAACCGGTATACAGGGCGCAACCGGTATAACTGGAGCAGATGGTGCCACTGGCTCAATTGGATATACAGGTAGCCAGGGTATTGAAGCTGGCTCTACTTTAGTCTTTCAAAATGTAGGATTTAATTACTCAGTTGATGGATTCACTGACACCACATATCCAACACTTACTTTAGTTAGAGGGCAGTTATACTATTTTAACTTAACAAATATAACCAGTAGCCATCCATTGGCATTGCGATTATCTTCTGGAAACACAGCGGCTGTTCCAGGAACAGTGGGCAACGACCCAACTGGTGGCGCATATGGTAACGGTACTGTTTCTACGATAGTAACATATCGAGTGCCATTTGATGCACCAGCAACAATATATTATCAGTGCATCTATCACGCTGGTATGATTGGTACAATTAACATTGTTGATCAAACTGGATATACTGGATCTGTTGGAGCAACAGGACCAGATGGCGCAACTGGCGTTCAAGGTGATGTTGGAGCAACTGGTATACAGGGCGCAACGGGTATAACAGGGGACACAGGAGCAACTGGCCCAATTGGATACACTGGATCACTGGGTGCCACTGGCCCACAAGGAGATGTTGGCGCAACTGGTGTTACAGGGGCAACTGGAACGCCGGGCGATACAGGAGCAACCGGCGCATCGGGTCCAATTGGATACACAGGTAGTGTTGGCGCAACTGGTGCCCAAGGCGCTTCGGGACTTGGCTTCCGCATTGCTAAGACATATACTAGCGTAGCATTATTAACAGCAGACACGGCCCCTACTGGAATTATTGTTGGTGAATTTGCCTTAATTAATACAGGCAACGTCCAAGATGCCGACGACTCTAAACTATATCTATGGGATGGTAGCACTTACACCTACGTGTCAGATTTGTCAGGCGCAGCCGGTATCACCGGGCCACAGGGTAGCACAGGACCACAAGGAACCATTGGATACACAGGTAGCTTTGGTGCTACAGGCCCACAAGGTGCATCAGGAGCAACCGGTCCACAGGGTGATACTGGGTACACTGGCAGCATTGGTGCCACGGGCATTGATGGGTATACGGGTAGTCTTGGTGCTACAGGCCCACAAGGAACCACAGGATATACAGGTAGCTTTGGTGCCACTGGCGCAACTGGAGTGCAAGGCGATACTGGCGCAACAGGGCCAAAAGGCGACACCGGATACATTGGTAGCATTGGTGCTACAGGTATTACGGGCAGTCTTGGATATACTGGTAGCAAAGGCGAAAGCAGTTATACATACAGTGCAACTCCCCCAGCTAGTCCCAATATTGGTGATCGATGGTTCAACGCCACAGATGGGGTTGAAGTGGTTTGGACAGATGATGGCAATTCAACTCAATGGGTTGAAATTTCTGCCAGCGGATTTACAGGACAAACAGGTTATACTGGCAGTGCCAGCGTAATCACATATGATGGTGCTGGGAATTCTTTTTCCACAGGTTATAAACAACTTCCGCAACAAACAACAACATCTGATTACACATTAATTAAGTATGATGACGGGAAGCACATCTATTATACTGGGATATCTAGTACAATATCTATTCCAGTTGATGCTTCTACCACTGGTGGACCATTTGATATCGGAACCGTGGTAACAATTGTTAACAATGGCACAGGATCATTGACTATAGTCACCGCTGGAACACTAGTTTATGCTGGGACAAACAACACAGGTAATAGAGTCCTGTCAGCAAAAGGCATAGCATCGGTGCTTAAAGTTGCACCTGATACTTGGTTTATTACTGGAGTGGGGTTGGTATAATGTCAGCAACGCTGAATATGATGTATGGATTAGTAGGGGCAACAGTACCAGCGCCTACTAATCAACAAGCATATATCACGCCTGGGACTTATTCTTGGACAGCACCAGCTGGGGTTACCAGCGTTTGTGTAGTTTGTATAGGTGGTGGCGGGGCAGGCGCAACTAGAAATACATATACAGCCGGGCAAGAGCCAGGCGGTGGTGGTGGTGGACTAGGTTGGAAAAACAATATAGCAGTAGTGCCTGGACAAACTTATACAGTTGTTGTCGGGCAAGCGGCACCGCCAGTGAATGCAGTAAGAAATGTCACTTCTCCAATACCAGTAACACCTGCAGGCTCAAGTTATTTTATCAGTGAGTCTGTAGTAGCAGGACTTGGCGGAGGCAATGCACTTGCAGTAGGCAGCGCAGGCGGTGCGGGTGCTGTTGGTGGCACCGGTGGTGGATTTGTAGGCGATGGTGGCGGCAATGGCGGCAATGGCAGCAATAGCGGCGGTGGTAGCCGATATAGTGGCGCTGGTGGCGGTGGCGGCGCTGGTGGATACACAGGCAATGGAGGCAACGCAAACAATACTGCAGGGTCGTATGGTACACCCGGTAGTGCAGGCACCGGTGGTGGTGGTGGTGGCGGTGGCGGGGCCGACATAGGATATAACGGAA